TATAACTTCAGCAACAGTTAATTGATCACCATTATTTTTACCAAAGCCAACGTTTGGTTGGTATGTGCCTAGTTCATTACCTTCTTTTCTAAAACCTAATAATACTTTGTCTGCTAACTCTGGGTTTTGCAACATTTTAATATTAGTTTTAGTTAGATGTGGTTTTATATTAAACTCGTTTAGTTCTTCTTTAGTAAGTCCAAACTGTTTATCAACTAAAATTCCATCTTTATTAACAGAAAATCTTTGAGCAATATTACCTGTACTATCATAACCACCTGTAGCTGTAAATCTATCTTCAGCAAGATCTTCAGCATTTATTTTAGTGCCTTTAACTATACCTTTAAAATAGTTTGGAAATGGTACATCACCATATAACTTATAAGCTTTATATTGTAACAGTGCTTTCTTTTCTGCAATAGAGTTATACTTATTATTAAATCTAACTGTATTTGTATCAGCTTGTAAAAGGTTTCTGTCATCAAGAATATCATTTGGGCTAATAGATCTACCTTGTCTGTCTTCTACTGAGGACAATGTATACTTGCCTGCTAGTAAGTTAGCTTCAACTTGATCGTACGCATTTCTTTGAGCTACGTCTGGTTCAACACCAACAGCAGTTTGGTTAGCTACTCGACGTTGCAAGTCACCATATGCCTTATTTATTTGGAATCTAAGGTCATTAGTCATTGTTAGTTTTTCCGTACCCGTACCTACAAGTGCGGTTTCTAAATCCTTATAGTACGGATTATTAGCATCTGGTTTACCAGCTTGTCCATCATACTCTCCACCAGTATTTCCAGATCCACTATTTAATGTGCTTGCATCAAAACTTGGATACTTTGCTTCTAAGTCTTGTAAAAATTGAGCTTCTACTTGAGGTGGTGCACCGTTTGGATTGTCTCTTAGAAACTTGGCATACTCATCTTTTGCCAGTATTTCATCAGCTTTATTGCTTTGATCTACTTCATTAGCTCTTTCTATTTCTGCATTTTGCATTAAAGAGTTAAGAGTACCTTTAAATGGAAAGTCGCCCTCTTCTATAGTACTTAATTTACCAGTAGCAGAGTGTTTAAATATAGCTCCATTATAAAGATATTCTAGATGTTCTGGAAATAGTCTACGACCATCTTCAGCACTTTCTGCGGCTACCTCGCTAAATATATACTCTATAGCTTCTCTAGGTGTATCAAAATTCATTCTGTTTTTAACAGTCTCAACAAGAGTCATTACATCTACGTCAAACTTAGCACCTTCTGAGTATGGCTCAAGAGTCTTAATAATAATCTCTCTAGTTTTTTTCTTGTTTATTCTTTCAAAGTTTCTGTTAGCGTTACCTTTCCAAGACTGAAAATTGTTTTCTCTTCTTTGCTTAATATCAGGGTAGATAGTATTATAAAAAGCCTTTCTAAATTCTCTGCTGTTAGTGTCTACTCCGAGACCTCTTGCTCTACGCAGCAAGTTAGTAATCATTAGTTCATCAGCAGCGTTATGTAAACCAAGATACTCGTCTGAATCAGTAATGTCTTGACCACCGTTCTCGTTTATAAACTGTTGTCTAGAGCCGTAGCCATTTTCATTTAATATTTTTAGTAGTTGTTTAATACCAATGTCAGCTGGGACTTCAATGTTTCTAGCTCTTAAAAAGTTTTGAGCAGACTCTTTAAGTTCACCTTTTTCGTTACGTAACTGTTTGTCAAACTTAGAGTTTTCTAACTCAAACTTACCTTCTTTTTCGTACAGGTCAGCAGTAGAGTTTCGATCTAAGAAATCCATTGACTCGTTAATTAAGTCTTGTGTCTCTTGACGATCTTTAAAAACTTGTATAGCTTGACTGGCTTTTGAAGAAAAAGTTGCTAAAGACTCCAAGTTTTTCATGGGAGTCTCCGCAATGTCTTTCTGTATCTGAGCCATCTCGTTATAAAACTGGATGGTATCTTGTTGGTTAGCCTCGATCTGTTTATTAACAACGTCTGTTAGATCTGGCTCTGTCTCTGCATAGTTTTTTATACCGTAGCCGGGTATTTCGTCCCGTTCTTTTCCTATGAGATTTCCGAATGATGATGTCATAATTTAAAATCCTATCCTGTTGGAAGACCGTAATTCATTAGACTAGTACCCATACCACCAACTGATCCGCCTCCAGCTCCTAGAGCAGTTTTACCAAAGTCAAAGCCTTTACTTCCACCAAAGTTAAATAAACCTTGACCGCCAAAACCGGTGTAAATACTTGCTACCTGACTTGCTATTTGTAAAGCACCACCTAATCTGTTTGTTGGAGGCATCATTACAGGTGCACCATATGAAGCTGGTATACCTAAAGCTTCTCGACCTTGAGCTTGTGCAGATTGGAACTTACGTTTAGCACCTTCTTGAGCATATGCCATATTACGTCGTAACACGTTATCAATAACTGATTCGACTTCTGACTGAGCTGCGAGGTATCCTTGTAGTTGTGCTGTGCCAAACCTTCTAGATCTGCCACCTTCGTTTACTGTACCTTTAGCTCTAAAATATTTACGAGCAGCAGCTTCTACTCGTTTTCTACCCTTACCTTGGGCAGCAATAGCACCAGCATAGGCATCACTTAAATCACGTGAGTAACCTACGACATTTCTTTTTTGTGTTCTTGCTAGTTGTGTTTCTTTGTTGAAGAACTTGAGTCCTTCTTGTGCAAATAGGGCATCTTTCTGAGCAGCTCTTTCTTTAGCGGCTGCTCTTGCCCCTGCATTAGCGTCTACGCACACGGCAAAATTCTATAAATGTTATATTGTTTGGTCCATGTTCTAACTTACGTAAAAACTTGAAACCAAGAAACTTTAGCAGTTTTAAATGTGCCTTGTTTCTACTGTCAACTATATTCCAAAGGAGGGGCTCAGGTCGGCTATCGACATACCGCTTTGCCTCTCTTGCAAATGTAATTGGGTATCGGTGTATATCAGGAGTGCATAGCATCCATATATCACCTTCTTCTCCTACTCCAGCCATGCCAGCAGTCTTGCCGTCAGGCACTGTAAAATACACGTAGGATGGGTTGTGACACATCAAAACAGGGAGAAGGGCGGATGGTATCCCGTGGCCTTCTTCGACCTCTCTGCGGTCATCTGGACGTAGATTAGAGGCAACCTGTGCGGCAGCCTCCATCGTAATTGGGTGTATGTAATTAGACACGTTTATAATATTTGGGGGAGTAATCGCCTTCCCAAGATACAGCACGTAATGTAGCTGGAGCTGGGTGCGAGGATCGTAGCGTGACATCTACGTTTGTATTCTTTTCGTATACAGGTACAGTCTTAATAAACTCTTCAAGATACGGTGCATCAGATGCGTCGTACTCGTCTAGTTCTGTAGACTCGTATACTTCTGTATAATCAGTTTTACCTACACGTTCAAGTGTGGTCTCATATAGACCTATCTTACCAAAGTGGAACTTAAGTCTATGTAGTACAAGTGATGAGTTTATATCAGATACAGTAGAATTACCACTCTGCCTTGTTGCATAGAATGTAGGAAACTTAACTTCGTACGGATAGATGTAACCTATTGTAAGTGTAGCACTAGACCAGTTACCGGGTAAAGTAAAATTTGTACCACTAACTGTAGGCTTTGCATATCTACCAACTCGTGCAGAGTTAGTATCTGTATCTATTACAACTAAATCGTGGTTAGGTGTAGTGACTGTATTTAACCAACTAACACTAGAAAAGGTAGTTAAGTTTGTAGTAGCATTAAAACTACCACCGCTTACAGTAGTATGGTTATCTACATGTAATAAAAAGTCTACAGTATCTTGTACAATAGAAGGGTCTGTTTCAGTTTGCACTAGCTTTATACTTTGTAAATAGTAATCACTATCTAAAAAGAAGTACTCATCATTAATAATAAAATGATATGTCAATGGATTATTTAGTTTCCATTTAAACCATGCAGCTTGCTGTCGTTTCTCAGACACTTGGAAATACTTGTAGCCAAATACCTCGTCTGAGCCTGTCTTACCTAATAATATTACAGAGTTTTCTCTAGAGTTTGTTAGTAAGTCTATATCTTTTGGTAACAGTGTTGGTACAACTTTAGTAACTTCTACTATAGCTGGCTCCCCTTCACGTTGTATGTTAGCCATCTCGTTAAATCGACTAAACTTACCAGAGTTATCCACGTATGCAAGTGTCGTTCCTAGAGATATTGGGGGTAAAGTTTCGTTATAGTTAAACGTAGATATACTACGCAGCTTTGCGGTATCAGGGTTAAATACTGTATCATCTGATGCAAGTAAGAATTGTTGGTTTGTACTAAATACTACCAAACCTGTGTTTACTTCTATCCCATCAAATAGTTCTGACGGAAACATAGATGCAGCTGATATATCTACAGGGTCACTAGCAGATACAGTCAAGGCTGTTTCGACAAAAAAGTCAGGTGTACCAAGGGTTCCCGGGCGTGACGTTATTACATTCTCACCTGATAGCAGTGCTAATCTGTTACGGAAAAATAATACTTTATTAATACGTGCACCTACAAAAGAGGGCATCGGGTTAGTTGTATCATCACCTACTCTTCTATCTTGATATGTAAACTGTTTAATAGTAAACGTAGTTGTAGCTGTACGCTGTATAACTAGTGGCATGTTTGTTAGTGTCTTAGCTATACCAGCCTTTGCACATTCAGACCATGACCCTACACCGTCTCTATTATTTGCACCTTCAAATTTTAGATAATAGTCATCTTCGTCTGACATTCTAGAGTTAGCAATCTTTACAATATATCCATGTTTACATTGGTTAGGTAGGTTTTGTACGTCATTAACCGAAGATTGAAAGCATCGCATCAAGTCTTCTTCAACAACCTCTACACTAAATGGATTAGAGCTAGAAAGATATATGCCTGTACCTATGTGTTTACCTGTAACACCTGATGGTAACTCAGCTATAATACCACCAACAATAGTGTCAGCAGTAACAGCTGTATCAGCATCAAAAGGGGTAGGCTCGGGTCGTACAAGACCATCACCATTAGATGATACTGTAGCATTAACTTGAGTAGATTCGTGGTCTTCTACACGTATAGTATAGTTGTAGCTAGTAGAGGCAGAATCTAAAGTTACAGTAGTTGTATCACCAGTAACCCAGCCTTCTCCACCATGTAGTAAAACAACCTCTCTGTTGTAGCTACATCTGTAGTTACTACCACCGGGGCCGTTTTGACTAGCACTGTAGTTAGGGCTTACACCTTGTTGACCTAGAGCGTTAATTCTAAATATTAAGTTTTTCTTACTACCAGAGTCTACACTAAATACCTGAGTACCTATACCGGGGCAATGCCCTGTACCGTCTGATTCATCTAATGTATCACTCTGTATTTTAATACGTGTAGCACGTGTAACAGTTGTGACTGTAGCACCGTTGTTAATATTAAGACCGTATTGTCTACCGTTTTCTGTACGTAGTAATTCTACGAAACCGAAGTGAGCATCTGGTGTAGCATCTGTAGTTCCCGTTGACCCAACGAGAGTGTTAGAGTTAGTAGTATCACGATTGGTAACAAAAGTTGTATCATTAATTGTTAAGAATTGTAAGTTTTCTGGTGTACTTGTAGCTAAATAGTTTTGTATAGCTGTCTGACCACCTGTGCCGTAAGCTGTAGTCATCAGTGTACCGTCGCTACAACGCCATACTCTGACTTGACCATCAGCAGCTACCTGTCCTATGTAAGATCCTTCTGTCTCATCACGAAAGTAATGGAACCACGAACCTCCACTCTGTACACTAGAAAGTGCGTTAGTGCCTACTCTTTTAGCACCCGGTCTTTTAAATAGACCTTTAGTTATGTCTGGTATTGCGTTTGTTACCTCTGATACCTGACCGGGAAACTTTAGCTGGTCAGGCTGTTCTGACATTCCTAGTGAATATTGAGGGATAGTTTGTGTTATGCTTGCCATTATCGTCTAAGGTTTGTCCAAGGTTGATAGGTTTGATAAGTAGATCCTTCCTCGAATCCAAACATACTATGATCACTTTGGTTACATTCGTACTCCATAAGTGTAGCTCTTGATAATGCTTCTTGTTGAGCTAGTAGTTTAACTAGCTGAGGGTTTGCAACTAGCTTTGTAGCAGCGACTCTTGAGGCTCTGTATGTTATGTATCTTCTAAAAGGAATAGGTAGATCTTCAAAGTTATATAATCTGACAACGTCTAGTTCTAGATCTTGTGTGAAAACATCAGTATGTTTCATCTTATCATAAAGAAATCCATTACGACGTACGAGGTCTGAGGTTCGTTTGGTGTAGTTGCCGTGTAGATCCATAGATAATATATCATTACCTATAGCTATTTTACCAGTTATAGAATCTGGTGCATATTTTATATGTTGTTCTGTATTATAATGCCACCCCTCTGCTTGCGTGTCTACGTTAGCATCACGGAGTAGGTTGTAAATCATTGCTACTTCTGGATTATCAAAGTTTAGAGTAGTCAATGGTGATTGCCCGATAGCTCCCAGTATTGAGTTAACTGCGGATAGTTCGGTATCGAGGTCAATAGTTGTGGAAGCCATAAAAAAAAGGGGGAGCCGAAGCCCCCGTATAAAAAATAAAATAGAGATTAAGCGTTCTCTGGGTATGTAGCACCAAATGCAGCGTTACCTGTAGAACCTACAGCAGCACCAGCAATTAGTTCAACACAGCAAGCAGGGTTTAAGAAATCTGCTCCCATTGCTAAACGTCCAAGGATTACATCACCTTGGTATACAACTGAAACGTCTCCAGAAGTTACTTGAACCTGTGGTCCAATAGCTTCTACAACTCCAGCACCTTCCTTTTGGAAGATTAAGCCACAGCTGTTAGCAAAGTCAGATGTATTACCATAGTTATTGTTAATACCTGTTACAGAAGCTCTACCGTCTTCTGCTCCTTCACCGATAAATGAACCTACGTTTCCGGGACTTGTGATACCGGGGTTAGTTGCAGATGCAGAACCGTACTTAGTACCGTAGTTTCCGAAGAATGGAATGTTCATTGACTTGAAGATCTTAATGCCTGCAATTTCAATGATGCCGTTTCCAGACTGTAGTGCATCACCAGACTCGTCTCTGTTGATAAGACCACTAGAACCAACGTTTTGTATTAGTTCGTAGTACTGTCTTGGGTTCAACACAGCTACTCTACCTTCATTAGAAACTCCTTTTTCATCTAGTGCAGCGGCTGCATCGTAGAAAGCGTTTATTAGTGAAGCTGGTACATAAGCATCAGATGCTTGGTTGTTTGCACCTACTCTGATCTGTGTTCCACCGGGCTCAACAAAGCCTGACTTAGTGATTGGTGAAGCAACTCTAGCTCCCTTCGCAATTTGACGGAAGATGAGTCTGTCGTACTTCTCAGCTAGAGCATAGCCAATCTTCTTAGAGATCTCACCACGTAGATCGTAGTGTGCTAATGTCTCGTCTAGCTCATAGACAAATGCTGAACTGATTAATAAATCATCGCATGTAATTGTCTTTTCAGCTACTGGAGGTGCTCCATCGGAGTTACCTAGTATGCTGTTACCGGGTGTATGATACTCGGCTTTTGTGCGTCCAGTGTAGATGAACTGAAGACTCTTACCGTTAGTAAGTGTTCTCTTCATTACAAGGTCTCTAGCGATTGTGTTACGCTGGAAGCCTTTGAACATCTCTCCACTGAACAACTTTAAATATAATGCTCTGGCGTTACCAGTTGCATTAGATTGACCCGTCCGTGTAAGACTTGCTGGGTCATTAGTTGATTGTTGTGCCATTGATATGGATTAAAAAAAGATTGATATTGCTTAGTACTAAATTTTTTTCTCGAGATTTTGTAGGTCTATCCCTACCGTCTAGACGGCTAAAGGTATCCAGCGTACTGGGCTTTTGCCAAGGGCAGGGGAGTCCGACTCTGAGGTGCTCCCCGTGCTGTTATTACTTCACAATTTTTGTGTAAGCAATGCCACGATATACGTAAGTTACTTGCATTGTAATCTCCATATACCCTAGCCCCGTTCCATGCTAGGTTATCATGCGTCTCCGAAGAGATGAACGGACGTGGTCTTACCCTATAGCTGGTGCTGTAAGGGCTACGTTTGTGGACTCAGCTGATGCTAAGTCAAGTGGAAAGTTGTGTGCATTTCTTTCGTGCATCACTTCCATACCAAGGTTCTGTCTGTTTACAACGTCTGCCCAAGTAGGAATGACCTTGCCGTTTGTATCGACAATGGACTGATTAAAGTTAAAACCATTAAGGTTGAAAGCCATTGTGCAGATGCCCATTGAGGTAAGCCATATGCCAACGACGGGCCAAGTAGCGAGAAAAAAGTGTAAGCTACGAGAATTATTAAAAGAAGCATATTGGAAAATTAATCTACCGAAGTAGCCATGGGCTGCAACGATGTTGTAAGTCTCTTCATCCTGACCAAACTTGTAGCCATAATTCTGAGATTCGTTTTCTGTTGTCTCCTTAACGATAGAGGAAGTAACGAGACTTCCATGCATAGCTGCGGCAAGAGCTCCACCGAATACCCCAGCAACGCCGAGCATGTGGAACGGGTGCATAAGGATATTGTGTTCTGCTTGGAATACAAACATGAAGTTAAAAGTACCAGAAATACCAAGAGGCATACCATCACTGAAACTCCCCTGTCCGAAAGGGTAGACTAAGAACACAGCTAAGGCTGCGGATAGAGGTGCTGTGTAAGCAACAAATAT